ACTTTGGATTTGAGGCACGTCATCCAAATTGAGGGCAACAACCGCCGTTACTGTTAATCCTGTACCCAAACCTCCAGTAGGTTGAATACCGGTATACGTACCTACAACAATTGTATCAGTTTCGAAAGTTTTAGGTAAAAATGATAAAGACTCAGCCGTTACCGATCCATCACCTGCCGAGAAACTTTTTATCTCTATACTGCCAGATGCTAATGCTGTGATTGTGTCTGTTCTAGATCCTGATGTGATTGTGTATACACCATCAACTAAAGATGCTGATGCTAGTGTGTTAATGTTGCCATCCATCTCTGCGATGGTTAATTTGCTTCCTTTTGCTGTTCTTGTTACGATTGCCATTGTTTTATTCTATTTTAGTTATATTTCAAAATATTCACCGATATATCCGTCTTCTACATATCCGTTTATACCAATTGTTTCTATTGCTACCGTAGAATTTCCTCCTCCTGCTCCAGAACCTCCGACTCCGGATGCTGCAGATGATACATATTCCATGAGCATTTGATGTCGTTGTTGTTCCCAATAAAACTGTCGGGTTTGTTCGGATAATGGTAATTTAGCAATATGAGGTCTTCGGCTAAATTCTTGCCAGGTTAATTCAAACATGATATATTCCTTTTTTATATAAATAAATATATAAACATAAAAAAAAAGGGAGACCGAAGCCTCCCCTTTCAGTAAACCGTTAAATGGTTAATTCTTTAAATAATTAATTGGATTAACTATTAAAGAGTTTCAAGACCCTTAACATATACTTTTCCGTAGAATTCTGGACGAACTACTTTCTTCGCGTAACGAGTCATTACCCCTTTACGTGGAGTGAAGTTAACCGGATCGTATACAAGTGGTGTCATGATAAGTGGAACGTATGGGCTAAATACAGCACCTGTTTCAAGGAACTGCGCACCACGGAATCCCATAAGGATTACATTCTCTTTCATGTATGGGTTCTTGTAAACTGTGTAACGATTATTAATCGCACCAATTTTTTGAACACCTGCTGCAAATTCCATTTTGCTTCCATCTGTATCAGCTGCGAATCCTGGGATAGACTCAAGGATTGTTGCTACTGCTGGAGATGTTACTAGGAAGTTAGCACCACCACGAAGTGTTTTTTGGTGAATTTTGTTTGATACTTTTTGCAGTTTAGTACCAAGAGTTTGGAACCATCCACCTTGTGTATTATAGAATCCACCTGTAGCAGTAGAAGTTTGATCAAATGCTGATCCGTTCCAAACCTCGTTATTAACTGCTGACCAATACTCAGTTGTTGGAGCTGCTGAAATCAACATATCAAGGATCTCTAGATCGATTTCCATTGATACATACTCAGAAAGCATTGAAGTCAATTCAGCTTCAGCATCAATTGAGTGGTAAGCGTTAAGGTCTTGAGCGAACTCAGGAGTCCAAACTGCTTTCAACTTACGTGTTTTAGCAACGATTGGCTCAGACTGCATTTCAAGGTTCAATTCTGGAATGTCAATATCAACACCAGTATTGATACCTGTGTTTGCAGAAGATCCTTTGAATGGATTAGTATCTTCAAAGTCACCACGAGTGATATCAGTTGGTTGTTTGCTATAGTTAACATTGAATGTACTATTTGTGATTGCATCTTGAATTCCAACTGCCAATGATGCTGTTACAACGAAAGATGCTGTGTAATTGCTATCAATAGTTGAAAATGCCTGTACAGGTATAATTTCAGTTGATCCAGATACTAGCGTAAATGCTCTAACTGCATAAAGATCTGCATCTGTTGGTACTGGAACAGTTAAGTTAAAGTATTCTCCTGAAACTGAAGTATAAGCACTATCAAAATTCAATGATGCTGAAGTTGCAGCTGTATGTGCCGCACCTGATCCTGTAGATGCCCCTGCGGAAACAGTTGCTGCAGTTCCTGTTACATTGTTAATAGAGTAACCAAAACGACCTGCACCATAAAGACCACCTGATGGATCATTTGATGTGTTAGTGATACCGAATACAGAGTCTGCTGAATTGTCAGCTCCAAATGGATGCTGTCCAGCTACTTCTGCGTTATCGTCATCGAATCCTGGTTGAGCTGTACCATATTTAAAGTCTAGGTAGAACACAAGACCTGATGGCAAGTTCATTGGTTGTACTGATACGAATTCTTTAGCTGCAAATTCAGCAAAGATACGACGTACCAATGGAAGAGCAACTCCTGCCCATTCCTCAGAACCTTCTGCGGTTCCTGTTTGCGAAGCTTCTTTTACAAGCTGACGTGCTTGGTTTTCAAGAAGTTGCGCCATACCAGCTTTTTCAGTCTCAGTTCTAAGACCTTCCAAAAGACCGGTTCCTTCCCATTTGTTAACAAGCGGTTTAGCTGCAACACTTTGGTTAGGATTATTTCCTTCTAATAGAGATGAAATATTCATTTTTCCTTTTCCTTTTGTTTAAAATTAAATTAATCCGGCTAATTTTTTCCAACGATTTGCAAGTTCATTGCCTTCTGACAATACTTGTTTCGTTGCTTTAGACGGGGCTGTTGTTTGTGTTGGTTTAGAAGCATAGCTTTCTTTAACCACTCGCTTCTTAGCCGTTGGGCGATTGAAGCTCTCAGCCAATGTGCTGAATACTAGTTTAACTTCTCTTGTGTTTGCTGCACGATCAAAGTTTTCAATAACTTTCATTTTTTGTGATTCGTTCAACTCAAAGTTACGGAACAACTTGTTAGTGTAAAGAAGTTTAGCATTTAGAAGATTAACTTCATTGATTACAGAGCGAAGTTCTTCGATAGTTGCATAAGCTTCATTAAGCTCAGATACCATTTCAGACTTGACTTCTTCTTCTGCATCTTCAGCATCTTCTTCAGCAAGAATTGATTCAATGATTGCATCGATATCTTCTCCGATTACATTTTCATCATAATCAGCTGACTCAGCTTCCATATCATCCATTTCTCCTTCGTATATTCCTTCTTCAAGTTCACGAATAATGTCTTCTAGATTCATGTCTTCTGCATTGTAACGACCTTCTTCCATTTCTGCTGCATCATATTCAGCATCCATGTCTTCTTCGCCCATTTCAGGTTCGTCCATTTCAGGTTCAGTCATATCATCCATTTCCTCTTCTTCAGCGCCCATACCTAGTTCACCTTCGATGTCATAATCGCCGTCCATGTCTAAATCAACACCAACGCCAATCACTTCAGGTTCTGCATCCATTTCAGCATCCATATCCATTTCTTTTGGTTCTTCTGCTGGCATCTCATCTTCTATACCCATCATCTCAACATCTTCTTCGTCATCTAATTGTTCAGACAGCTTTGTTGACAACATGCTGTGGATTCTAGGAGTGAAAGCTTCTTCAAGAGCAATCTTTGCATTTGCGATAGCCGTTTCTTTAACAGTACGAGCATCCGCAATCGCTTCTTTTAGCAAATCTGATTTTGCCATTTGTTCTCCTTAAATTTTGTTTTTGGAAATAAGATTATTTAAAAATCTTAATAGAATTATTTTTAATAGTCATATGACGCCATATAAAGGTGGGATGGCGTATTTTATAATATATATAGCACCGAACAAAAAAACCGCATTAAAACGTAAAAAAATATAATGTAAAGTGCTTATATACCTAATTATAAGGCAATACACTTATAATAGTGCATTATAAGGCTGCTGACTTATAATATAAACAGTAAAAAAGCCCTAACTCGAAAGCTAGGGCTGGAACATAAAAATCAATTAATTTTTAATACGTGTCTTTTACTTGTTGTAAAAATGTAGCTCGTTGAATTTCTTTTCTTCTGGTAACGCTTGGTTTTTCAAATTCTCGTCGATCTTTTAATTCATCAAGAATACCGCTTTGTTTAACTTTTCTTTTCCATGTTTTTAAGGCATATGAAATATCACCTTCTACTACTGTGGTAGCTAAACCATTACCGGGCGTAACTGATTGATGTGCTTTTTGTTTTTTGTTCATGTAACTTTATTTAAATTTTTGGATTTCGTCGTTTTGGTTTTTCGTTTAATAGTTTAAATCTAAAATGTTTTACTTCTGGTTTTGAAGAAATATATCCTTGAAGTTGTTGTGATTCTTTTGCTGGATCATCTCCAAGTCTGAAATGAAAATATCCAAATCTCCCGTCTCGAGACTTTTTATGAGTGATAATGTATATTTTCTTCTTAGTAGCAAAATTACGAATTTCTTGAGCTACTTGGTCTGCCATGGCAGCATCTCGCAACATGTATTGAACTCCGCCTTTATAATCAGTCATATGATTAATAAGTTGAGCTTCATCTAGTTCTTCGTTAGTATTGTCAGTAATATTAATTTCAGCATTAGGATCTTTCATTAACTGTTGAATATTCGGATCCTTGAGGTTGTTGGTAGAAACATTTATCTTTGCTTCATTAATACCAAAAAATGATTTATACATGTTTTTAATTTTGCTCATCATGTTCCTTATATAATATAATAATTTTTATACTATGATCCAAATTATTTAACATCATAATATTTTTTAAGTCCTTCGCCGATATCATCAATTGCAGCAGAACATCTTCTTTGGTGAATCATGATTTCATTTGCTGATTTTTTTAAATCTTTAAGAGCAGCTTGAACCATTTTTAAACGACGAGAGTCGGCAACTTTATCAAGCATCTCATCTTCTGATTCCTGCACCATTCTAGTAGCAGTTTCAACCATGTGTGATATACGTTCTACAATCTCTTCTAAATTTCTAGTTCCTGACACCGCTTCTGCCATTGCCGAATATGAAGATAGCGATTCAGCAAATCTTTGTTTATCTTCCATTGTTAATGGAGTTGGTTCGTCTTTTTCGAAAACTGTTCGCTTATCAGTTTCATTTAAAAAAGATTTAATTGTATTTAAGTTTTTTCCTAGCATTCTTATATCCTACATTTTCCATCTTCGCAAAGAATAGAAGTTATTATTTCATTTGTTCTGTGATATTTATCTGATACTGTTTTTGCAGCAACCGATTCATGCATTCTCGTTGGTCTCATAAATGCTCCATGTGTCGATGGATTTGAAACAAAGTCCCAACAAACCAATTCGAAATCTTCTTGAACTTCTACTGCACCTTCACTGTATAATTCTTTAACACTACCTAATCCTCGAGAAGAAATACCTAGTGTTACACCGGCTTTAAATAGTTCTTTTAAAATCTTTCCAGAAGGAGTATCTAAAACTAAAACATCTCCTTTCAAATCATTGCCTTCCCACCATATTTTTAAAACATTGTGAGAAACATTGTTTAGATTAACTATTGCAGAATCTGGATGATCTAGTTCGCCGAGTGCTCTGTTTTGACGAATAAATTCTTGTTCATATCGCTTACATTCTCTTTCTAAGATATGTTTAGGATACACACGTCCATTTTGATTTTTAGCTCCTGCTCTTTGTAAAACGCCTTGAACAACATAACCGCCCGGAACACCATATTTAGCACCATTAGCTTCATTCAATGAGCCAACTGGTTTAAATGGCATATAATCTTGTATAAGTTGTTTTGACATTTTATTCTCCTAATGATCTTACTCGTTCTGATATTTTAATTAATCTTTCTGATATTTTATTTAATGCTCGTTCTACTTGAGGTCCATATCCATCTTTAGACATTCCAGCGTCAATCTTAAGACGAGATGCATGTTTTACCATTTCTTCAATTTCACTCATTTTTTTAGAAACTTCTCGAATAGTATTTTTAACTTTCTTTTCTGGAGTTAATTTAGGATTTTCTGTTACGTATGAACGGTAACCTTCGATTAATTTTTCATATTGACGTTCTAATGCTTCTTCAACAACAGAATAGCCAGTAGAATACTTTTTTTTCTTTTTACCAAATGCGTATTTATGTGGGGGAGCAGGAACGCCGGCAGTTGTAGACATTTCGTCTACTTTTTCATGGTACCCCTTTCCATCGCAATGATCGCAACCTTTTCCGTTACAACGATCACATTTAATTGAATCATTAACAGATTCTTCTTTTACATCTACACCTGGTTCATACCATATTCCATCGCCATCATTGTCTTGCCAACGTATCTGCTTACCGTTGCCGTCTCGTGTTGCTAATCCTTCTGCATGATCTCGATGATGTCCTGCATCTAATAATGCATCAACAATTTCTGCTTTAGATTTTCCTTGATTGTACATGTCCACTACAAAAGCCTTTGGATCATTTGCAGCTTGTTTTAAATCTATAGACTCAAACAATTCGAATCGTGTTTCTATTTGTTTTATTAATGATTTCATCTATGTACCCTTGTGAGTTCGTCTACTAGTTCAAAATATCTTAAAAGTGATAATACATGAGATTCTTTAATCACTTTCATCGTTTCAACATTGCAAAGCATCTCTGAAAGTTTTTTTACTTTGATTTGAGTTACTTGATCTGTAATTTGTTTGGAATGCTCTGCTAACTGTTTTTTTATAGCAGGTATCTCTTGTTTAATATATTCACGAAGTGAGTCAGTATCATTAATATGAACAATGTATTTATTCAATAAACGTTTTTGTGATTCTGATAGTTTCGAATATTTCTGATTGAATTTATCAACAAGAAGTTTATATGTTAATAATCGTTCTGACTCATCCTGTTTTTTAAATGTTTCTAGAACCACATCTTTTTCTGTTTTCTTTGCTTCTGTCAATAAAACATGATCAAGAATTGCATTTTTACATTCCGTTAACTGCTTTACATTGTTTGAGTCTTGATATTCAAACAACATGTATATAGAAGCTAGAACTTTGTAATTATTAATATGTCCTTTTGCAAGAGAATCAAATTTAAAATTTTCTGAAATTTCTTTTACAAGATTATACTTTTGTCTGCGAAGCAATGACTGATTTAATTGCGAATATGCTCTTTGCGATTCTTTAATAAAATCTAATGCTCTTGCTTCAGACTTGAATTGCTCTTTAACTATGGAATTATATAATTGTAATTCTTTTGACAATTCCGTGTTCTTACCGAAATATTTTTTAATAATATCAATAGCTGTGGATTTATCAGAAGAAAGTGTTTCCGATGTAAGTTTGCGAACTAACATTTCAAAAAGAATACCTGCGTTTTTGTATTTTGAATGTTTTAATTTTTTCATTGTACTAGACAGTTCTTTATTTATTTATATATAAATATCATTTAGTTTATAAAATATTGTTTTCATCAAGCATCGTTCCAGAATCGGTGTCTGTTTCTTTGTTTTCATATAACAATTTTGTTGATGTTGATTTCTTAATTTTCTTTAAAATATCCGAAGATTCTGTCTTAGCCCAGGTACCTATTTTCGGTCTACGTTGTGGGTCTGGTTGAAATGTCGTTTTTTGATTTTGTGGATCAAAAGACTGTTTTATCTGTTTTGTTCCTAACGGATCCCATCCAAATGCATTTCGGTGTTGACCTGACTTAATTCCTTCTGGCGGTCGGCCTCCTTGATCATCGCTATCAGTGCCCATATGCATTGAAGCTAAGTCGTGCGGCGTACCATATGACATACCAGTAACAGTTGGATCATTTCCTTCTTGTTCAATTTGATTTTGACGGAAACGAAGTTTTAAGTCTTCAATAACATTGGTTCTTTCTGCTAACCATTGTTCTTCTGTCATATTGAATATGTATTCATAAATGTATTTGTCAGACACGAGCTTGCTGTCTTTCATTGTGTTAGCAAGTTGTATCTTTTCATTCATCAATGCAATTTTTTGCTGATCATAAATAATAGATGGAGCAGTTAAAGCTAATTCAAAATTAATTAAATCTTCGCCTTCGAACCCTTGTGAATATAAATGAACGATTGCAATCTTAGTTAATTCAGAAACTACAATTTTTTGAATTCGTTCTATGGTTCTAGCAAATCTGATATCCATTGATGCTAATGTAGATTTTCCTTCTACTCCTTCATCATAACCTAAAAATGGTTTAGGTATTTTAAGAGCAGCCATCATTTTGTGTTTAACATATTCAATGTCATCAATACCAGTAAAAGTCATTCCCGGTAGCGTATCAATTTGAGTAGACGAATTTCCTCCCCTTACAGGCAAATAGAAATCTTCCATCATGTTATTCAAATTGAATTTCAAATTGTAATTACCAGTTTGTGGATCTACGTGAGGAACTTTTTTCATTTTATTGATAACCTGTTCCATGAATGAATCAACTTCATTTGGCGGAATATTACCAATATCAATTTTAAAAATACGTTTTTCTGGCGCGCGCATTATTCTGTGAATAAGCATTGCATCTTCAAGCAATGTTAATTTTTGAAATTCATTTCTTGCGCCTTCGAGCATCGAACGACCGTATGGTAAAAAATTTGAATCAGACAATAAACGGAAGTGTGCTATTTCAAACACATCATATTTAATATCGCCGGATGAAACATGACGAAATGTAATATCATATTCGCCGGTTGCTTCATCATATTCTTCCCATCTCTCTACTTCATAACTAGAAAATGGTCTTGCATTTAATACTCCGACTTCGTCTGCAATATCCAATTTTAGGAATAAATCTCCGTATTTACACATATTGCGAATCCATGACCAAAGATTAAAATCTACATTTAAAATATCATAAAATAAATTTTGAAGTATTTTTTGAATCTGAGCATTTTCAGTTTTAATTGTGATAAGATCGCCGAATTGATTTGCTAGAGTAGATTCATCTGCATAAATATCTAATGCCGAATGCAAGATAGGATCTTTATCCATCATTTCATAGTCAGTGTATAACTGCATACGATTTTGATGCATATAATAATTTGAATC